GCGCATTATCGAGTGCCTGCGGGACGCGGGTGGGGGAAACAATGCCAGGGCCAGCGCCTAAGCCGACCGCGTTGAAGCTGCTCGCCGGGAACCCCGGCAGACGGCCTATCAACCGGCGCGAGCCGCTGCCGAGATCTACGGCTGCGCCGCGATGCCCTGAGTACCTGGACGACACCGCCCGGCGTGAGTGGCACCGTATCGTAAGGGCGTATCGGCAGGTAGGCTTAGTTACGGCGCTAGACCGTGGGGCGCTTGCCGGGCTTTGCGCGATATACTCGCGCGCCGTCCTGGCGACTGAGCAGTTGAACAAGACTGGCCTGATCATCAAGACGACCAACGGCAACATTATTCAGAACCCGCTGGTGGGTATCGCTAATAAGGCATGGGGTGAGTATCTGCGCTTTGCGCAGGAGTTCGGGCTGACGCCGGCCTCGCGGTCGAGACTGAACATCAACCCGGGCCAGGGAGAGGTGGATCCCCTGGCGGAGCTGCTCAGGCGGAGGCAGGCCATTGCTGGCAGTTGACCCCACAACCGAGACCCAGGAGCGGGTGGACCAGTACATCGCCGGTGTGCTGGATGGGTCGATCCCCGCGGGCAGGTACATACGCCTGGCCGTGGAGAGGCACGTGCGGGACCTGGAGACCGGGGTGGAGCGGGGCCTGGTGTTCTCGCCGGATGCGGCACAGATCGTGGTGGACTTCTTTGGCCTGCTGCACCACTTCAAGGGCAAGTGGGCGGGCAGGCCGATCTGCCTGGAGCCGTGGCAGCTCTTCGTGGTGTGGATCACGTTCGGATGGATGAGGACGGACGGAACGAGGCGGTTCCGGGTGGCCTACACGGAGGTGGCCCGCAAGAACGGTAAGTCCACGCTGGCGGCGGGGATAGGGCTTTATTGCCTGGTGGCGGACGGGGAGCAGGGGGCGGAGGTCTACCCGGTGGCCCGGCTGAAGAAGCAGGCCTATGAGGTCCTGCAGCGGACGGCGGAGCAGATGGTCCGCAGGTCGCCGTCGCTGAGGAAACGCCTGCAGATCTACAAGACCCAGTCGACGATCGTGTACGAGCCGGCTGCGGCCAAGATGGAGCCACTGGGCAGTGACTCGGAGAACCTGGATGGGTTGAATGTGCACACGGCCCTGATCGACGAGCTGCATGCACACAGGGACCGGACGGTCTGGGACGTGATCGACTCGGCCATGGGGAGCAGGACGCAACCCCTGATCTTCGCCATCACGACGGCAGGGTTCAATCCGCAGAGCTTCTGCTATCTGCAGCGGGACTACACGATCAAGGTCCTGGAGGGGGTGGTCCAGGACGACACGTGGGCGGGGTTCATCTGGACGATCGACGAGGGGGACGCCTGGAAGGACGAGGGATGCTGGGCGAAGGCCAACCCGAACCTGGGCGTGAGTGTGGACCTGGAGGATATGCGGCGCATGGCCCACAAGGCGGCCGAATCGCCGGGGGATACGAACAACTTCCTGACCAAGCGGCTGGACGTGTGGACCAACCAGGTCTCGCGGTGGGTGAACCTGGACACCTGGCGGACCAATGCGGGGCCCGTGAATGAGGATGACCTGGTGGGCAGGCCGTGCTGGTCGGGGCTGGACCTGTCCACAAACACGGACATCACGGCATTTGTGCACGTGTTCGAGGTGGGCGACAAGCTGGCGGTGGTGCCGAGGTTCTGGATCCCGGAGGACAACGCCAAGCTGAGGGAGCGGAGGGACCGGGTGCCCTACGTGCAGTGGGCCAAGCAGGGCCTGATCCGCATGACGCCGGGGAACGTGATCGACCACAAGGCGATCCGGGCGGACATCCTGGCCGACAGCCGCAGGTTCGGGATGGTGGGCATGGGGTTCGACCGGTGGAACTTCGAGGGGCTACGCCAAGCCCTGATGGATGAGGGGGTGCCCGAAAAGCTGATGACCGCGGTGGGCATGGGGTACGCCTCGATGTCGGCACCGATGAAGAAACTCGAAGAGCTGTACCTGGCCGGCAAGCTGGTCGGTCTGGACCACCCGGTGCTGCTCTGGATGGCGAGTAACGTGTCGGAGGACAAGGACCCTGCGGGGAACATCAAGCCGAACAAGGAGAAAAGCGGTGAGCGGATCGATGGGATCGTGGCCCTGATCCTGGCGATCTGTATGCACGAGGTGAGTGCGCGGCCGCGAGGGTCGGTCTATGATGAGCGGGGGGCCATCCTGCTATGAGTTGGATTGACAAGGTCGCAGCATCACTGGGGTACACCCGATACGGCCGCACGGAGCGGTGGGTGCCCGTGACCGTGACGGAGTCGTGGACGGGGGCCCGGATAACGCCCGAGCAGTCCATGCGGGTCTCCGCGGTGATGGCCTGTGTGAAGATCATCGCCGAGACGATCGGGAGCCTGCCGTTGAACGTGTACGAGGGCACGACCGACGGAGGCAAGCGGAAGCTCCGCGATCACCCCATGTACAGGCTGCTGCACCAGCAGCCGAATGCCTGGCAGACCTCAATGGAGCTGCGGGAGCAGTTGCAGGGGCACCTGTGTCTGCGGGGCAACGCCTACTGCCGGATACTGTCGGACCAGACGGGATACCCGGTGGCCCTGATCCCCATGCACCCGGACCAGGTAACGATCGAGCGGGACACGAACACGGGGTTCATCGTGTACATCCACCGGAACCCGTCGACCGCACAGGAGAAGCGGTACGCCCAGCAGGACATACTGCACATACGGGGGTACACACTGGACGGGGTCAAGGGGCTCAGCCCGATCGAGTACGCGGCGGACGCGATCGGTCTGGCGATCTCCGCGGAGCGGTTCGGAACGTCGTTCTACAGGAACGGGGCATCGGTGGGCAATGTGCTGGAGCACCCGAATGTGCTGGGAGAGCCCGCGTTGAAGCACCTCAAGGAATCGCTGGAGCGGGAGTACACGGGGCCCAGCCAGGCGGGCAAGACGTTGATCCTTGAAGAGGGGATGAAGTGGCAGAGGATGGGTCTGAACCCGGAAGAGGGGCAGTTCATCGAGAGCCGGAAGTTTCAGATTCAGGACATTGCACGGATCTTCCGCGTGCCTCCGCACAAGCTGGCGGACCTGGAGCGGGCGACGTTCTCGAATATCGAGCACCAGGCCATCGAGTTCGTGACGGACTGCATTCGGCCATGGTGCGTGCGGTGGGAGCAGGCCCTGCGAAGGGACCTGTTCGCAGAGGATGAGGATGTGTTCCCGGAGTTCCTGCTGGACGGCCTGCTGCGTGGGGACGCAGTGGCCAGGTCGTCGGCCTTGGCGGTGCAGTTCCAGAACGGAGTACTTTCACAGAACGAGTGGAGGGAGATCGAGAACCGCAACCCGATCGAGGACGGCGACCGATATTACGTGTCGTTGAATCTGGGCAGCGACAATCGCCCGACCTCACCGAAGACGCTGGAGGCCTGGGGCGGCGACATCGGGGAGAGGATTGCGGCCGCAGAGGAGCGGGCGATCGAGCGAAGGGTCAGCGGTGGACCGTACTCACAGACGTTCGGCCAGTGGGTCGCCGAGTGGTACGCGGGCAAGCACGCGGGGTATGTGCGTGCGTGCCTGGCCGGCCTGATGCGCACGGTCCAGGCGGGCCCGGATCGCGTGGACGCCCTGGTCGGCCTGCTGATCCGCAGGCCCATGGAGGCCTACCCAGGCATGGACGGCCAGGCTGTGCTGGAGGACATCAAGGGGCCTCGCGTGGCGGAGATCGCGGGGATCATCAGAAACGAGGTGTGCAATGCCTGATAAGGCACAGATCAACTACACGAACGTGGCGGCCGCGGTGTTCGGCCAGGTCTGGGCGATCCAGCCGGCCAAGCTGCAGGCCCTGGTGGAGGTGATCCGGGGCAGGATCTGCGCGGGGGAGGCCCTGCCGCCGGCGGGCTATGAGGCCAGGACCAAGCGGCCCATCCAGCGTGTGGAGGGCAGTGTGGCCGTGATCGGGCTGACCGGGATACTGGCCCAGCGGATGAACCTGATCCAGGACTCCAGCGGGGGTACGTCCACGGACCAGTTCGGTGCGGCCCTGGCAGGGGCGGTCAATGACGACTCGATCGGTGCGATCGTGCTGGACGTGGACAGCCCGGGCGGGTCGGTGTACGGCGTGGTCGAGTTGGCGGACCGGATCTACCAGGCCAGGGGCCGCAAGCCGATCATCGCGGTGGCCAACAGCCTGGCCGCGTCCGCGGCGTACTGGGTGGGCTCGGCAGCGGACCGGCTGGTGGTCACGCCGGGCGGTGAGGTTGGCTCGATCGGCGTGCTGGCCGTGCACACCGAGTACAGCAAGGCGGAGGAGGCGATCGGGGTAAAGACCAGCCTGATCTACGCGGGCGAGTACAAGACCGAGGGCAACCCGCACGAGCCACTGACCGACTCGGCCAGGACTGCGATCCAGTCCAGGGTGGACCAATACTATGCGATGTTCACCAGTGCGGTGGCACGCCAGAGGGGCGTTGCGGCCAAGGCGGTGAGGGAGGGGTTTGGCCAGGGCCGCGTGGTGGGCGCAGAGGATGCGGTGGCCGCGGGCATGGCGGACCAGATCGGGACCCTGGACGAGGTGATCGCCTCGCTGCGGGGTGCCCAGAAGGCCTCGGGCCGGTCCAGGGCCCAGGTGCAGAACGAGTTGACGATAGCCAAGTGCCGGCAGCCCCTGACGCGGTAGCTGATGGGGACGCGGTAGCGGGCCGGAGACCATAGAAAACGTCGGAAATACAGACTCTCAAAGGAGTAACGACATGCGAACCAGACTCGTGAAACTCAACAAACAGCGGCAGGCCTGCATCGAGCAGATGGAGGCCGTGCTGAACTCCTCGGCGGAGGGGGCCTTGTCCGCGGAGCAGCAGGCACAGTTCGACCAGTACAAGGGGCAGATCGAGGGGATCGACAAGGCGATCGCCAACGAGCGGTCCTACCTGGACGCGATCGACAAGCAGCCGACCGCCCCCGACCCGGCCACGCTCACGGTCGAGGCCGCGGAGGTGAGGGCGGGCGTGCGAGAGCCGACCACGCCCAGGATGGAGTTTCCTGCCAGGCGGGGCCGGCTGATGGCCTTCACCGGGCCAGACGGGGACCGGACCGCGTACCGGTTCGGCCAGTGGGTGCGGGCCATCGCGGGCAAGCAGGGGGCACAGCGGTACTGCAGGGACCACGGGATCCCCATGCAGATGGTGGCCAACCAGGCCGACGAGATCACCATCGGGGCGGTCTACAACGAGGGGGACAATACGGCCGGCGGATACCTGGTCCTGCCCGAGTTCGACCGGGAGATCATCCGCCTGGTGGTCGAGTACGGCATCTTCCGGCAGCAGTGCCGGGTGGTGCCCATGGGCTCGGACGTGAAGGACCGGGACCGCAGGACGGGCGGGCTGACCGCCTACTTCGTGGGCGAGTCGGAGGCGATCACCGAGTCGACCGGGTCGTGGGACCAGGTGAAGCTGGTCGCCAAGAAGCTGGCCGTGCTGACCCGGGTGACCAACGAGCTGAACGCGGACGCGATCATCTCCATGGCCGACAACCTGGCCTGGGAGATCGCCTATGCGTTCGCCACCAAGGAGGACCAGTGCGGGTTCATCGGGACCGGCACGTCCACCTACGGCGGCATCGTGGGCGTGACCCCACGCCTGGCCGCACTCAATGGCGTGGATGAGGGCGGCGGCCTGATCCTGGCCGCAGGCAACCTGTTCAGCGAGTTCACGCTGGCGGAGTTCCACCGGGCGATCGGGATCCTGCCCGACTACGCGGAGACCGGGGCCGCCTGGTACTGCCACAAGACAGTGTGGGCCAACGTGCTCCAGCGGCTGGCCGTCGCCGCAGGCGGCACAACCTCGGAGCAGATCCAGACCGGTGTGTTCCGCAAGATGTTCCTGGGCTATCCGGTCATCACGACCAACACCATGCCCAGCACGGACGCCAACTCGCAGATCGTGGCCATCCTGGGCGACCTGCGACTGGCCGCGGACCTGGGCGACAGGGCACAGATGACCCTGTCGGTCAGTGACTCGGCCAGCGTGGGCGGGCAGTCCGTGTTCGAGCGGGATCAGCTCGCCTTCAGGGCCACGGAGCGGTTCGACATCAACGTGCACGATGTCGGCACCGCAACCGCGGCCGGCCCGGTGGTCGGGATCATCTCCGCGGCGTCGTAGGACGGCGGCGGGCAGCCTGACCTGATTGAGTGACTGAACCAACAACGATGAACCTTCAGAAAAGAGGTTGATTATGAAATCACACGACAGTGGGGCAATCATCTTCATGCCCGGGTGCACTGTGGCCTCGAATGCCTCGCACACGATGAGCTTCGAGACCGCCGGGTATGGACATGCCAACATCTACATCCTGGTGGGCACGCACGCCACCAACGGCACGACCCTCCAGGATGTGCACCTGGCCGAGAGCGACACGTTGACCTCGGCCACGTCCATGACCACGATCACGGCCTTCGCAGGGTCGAACACCACGACCACGGCCCATGCGTGGACGATCCCGGCCGTGGCGACCCTGGGGCTGGGCGGCGTGATCGAGATGCAGGTGGATCTCCGCAAGCGGAAGAGATACCTGGGTCTGGTCGTCACGCCCGGGACCACGACCGTGAGCGTGGCGGCCTTGGCGGTCCTGAGCCGAGAGGGCCAGTCCGCGGACACGGCGGCGAAGAAGTCGGCCGTGGCCAACCAGGTGCTGGGTGCCACCCATACGGCCCAGTGCCAGGCGGTCGTGACCGGATAGCACGGCATCGTCCTTCCTTCAGCCTGATTGCCGGCCCGGGGAATCACTCCCGGGCCGGCCATGGCGAGGGGAGGGCGGGGATGAGAACGCAGACAGGAAGGAAGGACACCAACATCATGACGCTCAAGCTGAACATCGGAAGCGGGGGCCTGGACCTGCCGGGCTACGCGAACATCGACATCAAGTCGGGCAGGCGGGCCTGGCCACTGGACTGCCAGGACGAGTCCGCGGACGAGATCCGGGCAAGCCACATCCTGGAGCACTTCGGCCACCGCCATACCCTGGAGGTGCTGAGACACTGGGTCTCGAAGCTGCGGCCGGGCGGTGTGCTCAAGGTGGCCGTGCCGGACTTCCAGCGGATTTCAAAGGGATACCTGGCGGCCCGCGAGGGTGGCGAGCCGGTCAATGCCCTGGGCTACCTGATGGGCGGTCAGACCGACCAGTATGACTTCCACAAGGCCCTGTTTGACGACGTGGCCCTAACGGACCTGCTCCAGCGGGCGGGCCTGGTGGATATCAAGCCCTGGACATCGGAGATCAACGACTGTGCAGCCCTGCCGATCTCGCTGAACCTGCAGGGGACCAAGCCCGAGCAGCCGGGGCCGGTCGAGGTCACGGGACATGGCGGGCA